CCTGATGGCATGCAACCAATGATCATCTTCCATATGTCACCAAACATATGCGTAAGGCGTTGAGTTAGCCACTTGATCGTAGCTTTAAGAAGAAGCTTATATGCACGATCTTCTGGACGATTTCGCGAGAAGTCAAAATAAATTCCACCGCAAATACAATACAATTCCATCAGAATTCGATGGATTCGCATGTCAAAGTTTTTAAAATCCCCATCAAAAAAACGCATAAAGGGATCATCTCCTTGCATTTGGTAGTAATACTTCTGAGCGCCACCATGCCACCAACGAAGGCCAATTTTAATCATTTTACCTCTTTCCAGACGAGAGCGAAGCTTGAATAAGTGTTGTTCTGCGCATAATCCAGTCATAAATCCGATAGTGAAAAATCTAAACTTATCGAATGCAGCAGAGTTCTCTTTCGACCCGTAACGCCCATGACGATTGTTAGGCTCAGCTTTAGCAGCCATGGTGAAACCGGCATCTCGCATCTTAGGCTCGTGGCCCGCCATGGCATCAGCCATCATTACGCCAAACGACTTCTTAGCGTACGAAGTCAATTCGAGTTTACGTCCTTGATAACAATAGACTCGCGCGAAAGGGACTCCATCAGTACCAGCCTTTAGCTTAACACGATTACCAGGTCGAGGACCGGATGAAGACTCCGGCGGAAGACTGAAAGGCAAAGGATGATATGGAGAATACAATTTGGTACGAAAATATTTCTTGACGTCCATATAGGTGTACATACGATCAAGAGCACGAGGGAACAAGTACGCAATTGATTCAAGGTACTCATTCGCAGCAACCGTGGGGTTGTCAAATTTTGCAATTCCCTTAGCAAGTTTGTGGGGATAAAGACCATCCAATGAATGAAATGAATACGGACCATCAGGACCACCAGTAAAAGCAATGTTGTAAGCTGAAAGTTGTTGAAGACATAGCACTCGAAGAGAAGGGACAGATGACGTCGTCCAGGGAATACCATCTCCGGCAGAAAAGAAAGTGCTCTTCCAAACATAACGACGCATGTTATCGTAATCAACAGTGACACCGCAGCGAGAAAAGTAACGCATATCCCATGATCGGTACGCAGTTAAAATTGGCGATTCAACACTTCCAAGCTGCATCGCCTTAGGAATAGTTTGATGAGAGAAAT